GGATTCTCCAACGTTTTACAGGACTTGAAGTTTAGATCGGAAACTCCTAAACGACACCACCAAATTAATAATCCATCTTTAGGACTAAAACACTGGTATCTTTGTGATAATTATGTGACTGATAAGTGGGATCTTAAGACCTGGTTCTTTGCCTATATGGCGCATCGAGCAACAGGCTCAGGTGCTTCGTTTACCCGCGACCATGGATATCGTAATAATTGTGTTCACGAATGGGGAACAATGGAATCTATTGGTGAGATGATTGAAAATATCAAGGAACGTAAGGCAAACAAGATTCCTACCTTTACGTCCATTGGTAACCAACCACCTGCTCCACGTAAAGGTGTAAGTGTAGTTGACTATATCACTGAGGAACTACCTGGGCTTTTGGATAAGCTGATCGATTGGTTGCACATGGGAGACAAGAAGACACACAAACAAGTTGTGGATTATCTCAATGAGTATAACCTGAGTCAAGGTCACAAACGATTTAATTTCGTTTATGCTGCTTTCTCATATGATCTAGGTGATTATCACAAAGACTTGGTAGACGATATGTCACACGGCTACTTTGGTAATAATGCAGTACGTTGTATGCAAAAGCTTTCATCTGGATATACTACCGATGCTTTCATGGATATTCTATGTGAGCGGATGGGTGGAGCGCCCAGGGATAACGAGGATGTTCTCTGTGACTTTGTGCGGTTTGGTCAGAACTATGTTCCACGGAGTGATGACACATTTGATCATGTATCAAGTGATATAACTAATAACTCCGGATGGGTCTCAGGCTGGGATCAGCGTCAAGGCCATCCACCAGAAAAATCACCTCTAGAGGAATTCATGTAATGAAATGGGATGAACGCTATATGTCTTTGGCCAAGGAAGTCTCGACCTGGTCAAAAGATCCATCCAGTAAAATTGGTGCAGTCGCTATCGGAGATAAAGGCCAAGTCCTGTCACAGGGATACAATGGTTTCCCTCGTGGTATTCAAGATACTAAAATTAGATACGATAATCGTGAAACCAAGTACAAATATGTTGTACATGCCGAGATGAATGTGATATATAATGCTACATACAACGGCGTTTCTCTGAACGGCGCGACTCTGTATGTCTATGGTTTGCCTGTCTGCTCAGATTGTGCAAAAGGTATTATTCAAGTTGGTATCAAAAAAGTCGTCGTACCTCGTATGGATATTCCAGAGGTATGGAAAGATTCATGGCAGCGCACAACTCAAATGTTTAATGAGGCAGGCGTAAAATGGAGCATGATTTAATTTTTAGTATGTACAAACACCATAAAATATGGTATGATACCTTAATCGATTAACTACGGACTTTATTATGTACAAATACAGTGAAGATAAAATTATGAACCAGCTACAAGCTTACATCGATAAGACGTATGGTTCACACTACTCCAAACAAAGATTTCAAGCTACTGAGTTTATCGTAGATGCAGGACACGGCATGGGCTTTTGTCTTGGCAACGTAATGAAGTATGCTCAGCGCTATGGAAAGAAAGGTGGACGCAATCGCGATGACCTGATGAAGATCGCACACTATGCGATCATGGCTATGCACACGCATGATTTAGAAGAAGGATTTGATAATGCAAGCGAATGACATGCTCGAGGTGCTACAGAACTTCGGGTCAATTAACCAGAATATTGTGTTCAGACAGGGTACGTCATTGAGTATTGTATCTGAGGCCAAGAACGTCATGGCTAAGATTGAGCTCGATGAACCCATTCCCATGGACTTTGGCATCTATGATGCAACTGAACTCGTACGTGTTATGAGTCTGGTTGATGACGCTGAAATTCAGTTTAATGAAGATTCCCTGTCTCTGGCAGGTAACGGTTCTAGCATTAAGTACTACTACTCTGATATCGATATGCTGACTCAACCTCCTAGTAAGGAAGTCACCATGCCTGATCCAGAGGTACGGTTTGTCCTAACACAGGATATACATAATAAACTCAAGCGGGCAGCTTCTGCACTTGGTCACAAACAGATCAAGATTGCTTCAGATGATGAGTCCGTTAAACTAATCATTACCGATACAAAGAATGCTACTGCCAATAACTTCACTATTCGTGTTGACGGTGAAGTCTTTGGTGATCTTAGTAGTGGATTTACCATCGGTATCGATAATTTGAAACTTATGCCCGGTGACTACGAGGTACAGGTTTCAAGTAAATTGGTCAGTCACTTTAAAAACACTGACCGTAATGTCCAATATTGGATTGCTCTAGAGAAAAAATAAAAGGAATATTTCTAATGAACGAAGCTCAGTATTTTGATTTGAATCTGAAAGTCGCTCGATCATCTATTGCTATCATCGATGCAATCGTGCAGCGTGGTGCTTTCAAAGGTGAAGAGCTGTCCACTGTGGGTGGACTCCGTGATCAGTGTGTACAGCTGATCCAACAAACCGAAGAACGTCAACAAGAAGCCGCAGAGGCTGAGGACGAAGAATAGTATGGATAAATGGACTGATGAATACACCTTGGAGCGTATTACCTACGATCCTGAAGGTGAAGTAGATAGTCGCGTCTACCATACTTTTAAGGCCGAAGAGATTACAGAGCTTCTTGATCACATGACTTATTTTCTCCAAGGCTGCTCATTCTCTTACGTTACAGGTTTGAAAGCTAAAAAAGACTAACCTGTTTACATTGACCCCTAACTGTGATATAATCTTTTTACTCTAACAGTAAGGCACTACATAATGAATGATGATTTTCTCTGGGTAGAAAAATACCGTCCACAGAAGATCGATGATTGTATTCTCCCGAAGTCCCTGCTCGATACCTTCAAGCAGACCCTGGCTTCGGGAGAACTTCCTAATATGCTCTTTACAGGTACTGCTGGTCTGGGTAAGACCACTGTAGCCAAAGCGCTGTGTAATGAACTCGATCTAGACTACATCTTGATCAATGGTTCTGAGGAAGGTAACATCGACACCCTTCGCAATAAGATTAAACAGTTTGCATCCTCTGTATCTCTGACTGGCGGATACAAAGTAGTTATCCTTGACGAGGCTGATTACCTCAATGCACAATCGTTCCAACCAGCTCTTCGTGGATTCATTGAAGAGTTTTCCAGTAACTGCCGGTTCATTCTCACCTGTAACTTCAAGAATCGTATCATTGAGCCATTGCACTCACGTTGTGGCGTCTATGAGTTTAACACTAATAAGAAGATGCTTGCTGAACTGTCTATGCAGTTTATGAAGCGTCTGACTAAAATTCTAGAACAGGAAGGTATTGAATATGATAAAAAAGTTTTGGCTGAACTTATCATTAGGTTTGCGCCTGATTGGCGCCGAGTTATTAATGAGTGTCAGAGATATTCTCTCAGCGGTCGTATTGACACTGGCATTCTTAGTCTTCTTTCCAATAATTCTGTTAACGACCTTATTGGATATCTTAAGGCTAAAAACTTCAAGAAGATGAGAAGCTGGGTAACCAGCAATATAGATACAGACACATCTGGAATTTTTAGAAAGATCTATGATAGTATGTACGAGACTATTCAGCCTGGAAGTATTCCGCGTGCAGTATTGATCCTTGCTGATTATCAATACAAGAATGCCTTTGTGGCTGATCATGAATTGAATGTTGTAGCTTGTTTAACAGAACTAATGGCGGAGGTAGAATGGAAATGAAACACGAATTGACATTGTATACACAACCTAATTGCATGTATTGCGATATGATGAAAGCAAAGTTGGATGAATGGGGTTACAAATATAACGTCAAAAATATTAAAGCCGATGATGCAGCACGTGCTTTTCTTGTTTTAGACGAAGGCCATAAAACCGTACCTCAGCTTTACTACGGTAATACTCACATCAATCCCAACATCAATACTAAAGAATATACACAAAATATTTTAGAGCAGTACATTGGGCATCTGGATGAGATTAAATGAAAGTAGGATTTACCTGCAGTACATTTGATTTACTTCATGCAGGCCATGTCATGATGTTGCGTGAAGCCAAGACTGTATGTGACTATTTGATTGTAGGACTTCAAACTGATCCAGCTATTGACAGACCAGAAAAAAATTCACCTGTTCAAACTTTAGTAGAACGTTATATTCAACTTCAAGCAATTGAATATGTCGACGAGATCGTACCATATCAAACTGAACAGGACTTGGAGGATATCTTGAATATGTTTCCTATTAATGTTCGTATCTTGGGTGAAGAATACAAGAATGGCAAATTTACAGGTAGAGCCATTTGTGCAAAACGCGGAATTGAATTATACTATAATAAAAGAGATCACAGATTCTCTTCATCTGATTTGAGAAAGAGAGTAACCAATGAGTCCGTTTGAATTTGTAAAGGCAATCAACAACAAGCAGGATATCATCAGGGATGATCTGGATGAAAAATCCTATCTTCCCTATATGATCAATCATAGCTTTTCTTATTTTTCGGATACGGTTCTCCTTGCCAATGAGATGAATGCCAACCACCATATTGACAATAAGCTTCAAAACGACTTTTTTATAAATACTATACGAAAGAATCCTAAGCGCTTTTCCAAATGGAACAAAGTAAAGCACGATGGTGATTTTGAAGCGGTGAAAGAATATTATGGGTATAGTAATGAGAAAACTCGTTCTGCTCTTTCACTACTTTCTGCTGAACAAATAAACATAATTAAACAGAAGGTGGATCATGGTGGAAGAAAAGGAAAACGCGCCAGTTGAATGGTCGCCTCAGGATATGCTCGAAGTTACCCTCAACGAGCCAGATGATTTCCTGAAGGTCAAAGAAACGCTTACTCGTATCGGTATTGCATCACGTAAAGACAAGAAGCTTTACCAGTCGTGTCATATCCTGCACAAGCAAGGCCGATACTTTATCACACACTTTAAAGAACTATTCCTCCTGGATGGTAACAAGTCTACACTAGAGCAGACTGATATCCAGCGTAGGAATACTATTGCAACTCTATTATCTGACTGGGGTCTATTGACTATTGTCAATACTGAGAAGTCAAAAGACACTGCACCCCTGCGTCAGATTAAAGTTCTTCCATTCAAAGAAAAAAATGAATGGGAATTATTGCCCAAATATAATATTGGGCGTTAGTAATAGGTCATTTTTGTACTAATTTAGAATAGATTTTTTTATCCAGTGCAAAGATAATACTTATAAATATTATTGGATGCCAATTATGGGTCCATATTTCTTGCTTTAATTAGGAGAATTCAGATGACAAATAATCAAAAGTTCGCTCGATTTCCTCGTGCCGCATTCGTAGGTTTTGACCATATCTTCAACGAACTTGAAGAAATGTCCAAGCACGCTACAGACCATTATCCTCCGCATAATATTATTAAAGATGAAGATATGAAGTATCGTATCGAAATCGCGACCGCGGGTTTCAAGGAAGAAGAGCTTTCGGTAGAATTAAAAGATGGCGTACTGCACGTCAATGGAGATCATACCCCTCGTGGTCTGACCTTCGTTCACAAAGGTATTTCCACCCGTAAGTTCCATCGGTCTTTTAGACTGTCTGAATATACACAAGTTACA